TTTTCCGGCAACCAAAACAACTTTAACCATGTTGGCTAGAGATTTTACTAGCTCATGAGTTTCTTTACCAAGCATCACTTCTACTTTAACCATTTCCATTTAATCCCCCTGATTTATGATTGTATCACAGCAATGTTTTGAATAGCAGGCGTGATCGCTGTGGTGGTTCTACTAAGCTCGCCCTCATAGCTTACTTTTTGCCCAGACTGACCGTTTGCGGTGTAGATGTGGCGAAGTTGTCCGCCAAATCCCCAGTCTGTGTATTGGCCAAGATTGTACATATAATCAACTTCGGCTTGAGTGAAATTTACACCGTTCCAGATAAATGGCTGGGCAATAACATCCGTTGCGTCAAGGGCGCTTCCGCCCGAGGCCTCGTTGTAACCAAATGAGAATGGCACGCCGCCAGAGTCTGTGTTTGTTGTCGTGCCCTGGCCGATTAGAACAGCATTCCTATAGATCTTCGTACCGTTGGTCGCACCAGACTCAAATTGCATCAGAATGTGTTGCCACTGATTTAAAACCAGAACGTTTGACGAGATAACCTCAGAGCCAGATCCAATATCAACTTGAATATTCAACCCACCATCGCGGTAGCCAAGCGTCCACCCAGCGTTGAAAGAAGCATTCGGTCTGCCACAAATCACGCGATAGCTGTCGTTTTTGGTTGGATAAAACCAAAGAGAAATCACCATTTTTGTTTGGGTATTGAACTGAGAGTTTGAACCGTTTTGAATTCTGAAATAATTCGATGAACTCCATCCTGTGATGCCCTTGTGGCCAGACTTAAATCCGGTCTGTTGAAGAGTCCCAACCGTTTCAAGATCTGGTGCACTGCCAAACTTCTTCTTACCTGGATTGGCACCTTCGAAATTCCATAAACCCAAAAGGTTGTTTTGATATGGAATTCGTTTTGCCGTATCCAAAAGGATAAGTCCATTTGGGCTTGCATCAAGCGACAAGCTTGAAAAGCTTTCATTCGTTGTGGGAGTTGAAACGGCAGATAACCTAGACGATGTTAGATGTTTTTTCACAGCGTAGGCATAGTTTGCAGTAAGACCGCCGGGTGGTGTTCCATTTACCGTTGTGGTCCCGCCAGATGCGCTAGAACTCGTTACCGTCATATCTCCAACGTAAATCGCTCTTGTTTTTCCTTGCGAGTATTTTATCGAAAATAAATGTAAAACGTTTGTATTTACAAGGTTCGCAGAGGTATTTTCTGGATCCTCAAGACCAAGAGATGACCCGCCAACGGCTGTGACCTTATAGAATTGTGGAGTTACCACGTCTACTGCAACCTTATAGGCCGTAGACAGTGACTCTCTAAGGATTGTTTGAAGCCTTACCTTCTGCGCCAGAGTGATAGTTCCAGAAAGGCCTGAATCGTTATCCATTGAAATCTGGCCATCGCTTATCAAAAGCTTTGATCTCTCAAGGGCAGCCCTTGATGTACCCGTGGTGCCAACATAGCTGTTGGCAAGGCTCGCGGCTAGCGTTAGCGGCCCATCAAACCTTGTGTTTGAGCTTGCAATGATCAAATCATCCTTGCTTGAGTTATTGTAAATCGTAAAGGAATCGCCAATTACGCCAAGCCTTTGTGGTTCACCTTCTGAAAAACCAAAGGAATCAACCACAATACCTGTATAGGTTTGCCCAGATGCCGTTGTGACCACTTCAATTTCAAAGTAACGTGCTAGCTGCGTATAAACCCAGCCAGTTCCACCGGCCGTTCCTGCGGCGCTTACATCAACAAGGAATGTGTTCCAACCTGTAGTAATGGCAGAGCCGTCGTATTGACCGTTGGCTAGCGCAAACGAGTAGGTGCTAAAGTTTGACGTGGTGTCAGCATAGATTCTAAGTTTAATAGAATCTAGCTGAGTAACAGACGGCATCTTAACCTTAAACCAAACACGCTTATTCTGATAAGCAGAGAAGGTCTGGGCTCCAAGATCATATCTAATCCCAGCCGCCACGTTTGTGCCTGCTTTATCAAATTTTAGGCCGTGTGTTCCTAGTTGAAAATCTCCTGCCGTATTGCTCGCCGCAAGTGAACCACCAGCATTTGTGGCAGTCCAACCTGTTGCGCTATCAAGGGCTGGATCGGCAGACCAAGGCACTGTCGGATTGTGCCATAGTTCAATGGCCGCATCACTTGCCGTATAGTTTTTCATTAGGCGCTGAGTATAAGACTTGTGGGCTGGTGGAACCACGCCAGACACGCCAATCGAGTTATCAATATCGTTTGTTAGAACACCAAGGCGCTCGGCATCCAGCTTTTGAAGTAGCCCCTCAATGGAAGAACCCATCGAAGACGTGCCGCCAGTAATGTTCCATTTTATCCAGCGCCCCGTACCAGAGGTTGGCTGCACAATTAAGTCATCATCTGGAGTAGCAGAAGATGCAGAGTCAAACTCATAGATCGTATCAAGGTCAGTTAGGAAAACGATTTGTTCATCAACTCTATCCGAGGCTCCAATTGCCTTTAGCGCTGAGATGGTGGCTACCGACCCATACACATCCTGTTTTGGAGTATAGGTGTCATCAGCATAACCTTTAGTGACCAAATCTGCATCGTCACTAGGGGTAACCCCGGTTGGCTGAGTAGATGTTTCTGGCCCGACAACGAACTGAACTTCTCTTATACCACCCATTTATTTCCCCCACTCTAGGCTACCATGAGCCAGAATTGTCTTCGATGCCTTTTTGATCGAAAGCACTGATTGTAATTGTAGTTCTATTCTTAGTAACTGCACTAACTGAAAACTTTTTTGTTTGATCTACATCTGGATCATAAGCAAACCCCGGTAGTTTAGTCCTTGATATCTCAAGCACATCACCTACTTCAGTCTGAAAGAATCGATTCTTTGCTTTAATCTCAATTTGACCAAACCTATCTCCAAAGAGAAACTTATATCTATTTACACACTCTGTTGCATCAGATGTTTTAAAGTGAAGCGACCCAATCGTCTTTTGTCTGCTAATTCCATGCAAGTTAGTAGCTACATCTGATGTAGACGAGACCGTTGATCTTGCGTCACTTGAGTTTACAAGAGACTCGGTTAGCTCTCTGTAATTATATTCTACTAAAAAGTCGGAATAGAGATCACGGTAACTAAAATCATAACTAATAGAATCAATGAGAATCTCTGTGTCATCGATTTCAATGGTACTAGCGCCCAGCGGCTCTACTGCTTTCACGGTCCACAGCAGGTCATTATCTACATAAAAGCTTAAAAACGAGCTCTCAATAATATTTGTTAATATGTCTTTTACCTTTGGAAACCTGCCGCTATTGCTCTCTGGAATGGAAAATCCTAAAGCGTCAGTACGAAGTGCAAGGGCAGCAGTAAAGCTTGCGGCATTTAATCTAGACTCTGAAATTCCAAGTGTGCGCTTATAAAGATCTAGCGCTACCATTACTGGATTTGTAATATTGCCAGACTCTGTATCATTACTACCAAAGGACGGTCCGCCAAGGGTTAGGTCATTCTTTCTTCCGTAAACCCTACAGAATATCTGATCATTTGATGTAAATGTAGATGGCATCGATAAGTTTGCTTCAAAGTTATCAGTGAATACAAAGCCCGATACGCCGCCAGCCATTGCACCATTTGTTGTGTAATCGCGGTTAAATAGCGGCCTATAGACAACACCTTCTTGAATGATAGTAATAGATCCTACAAAGGAGCGCTTAACTGTGTCTCCGTTAGTCATGGCACCGTCTGGCAATACGTCATGCTCTATGTAGTTAGCGCCAACTGCCGTAATTATTGCATAGTTGTCCGTTCCAGACGCCCTATCCATAAATACATGATCACCAACGCGAAGGCCTAAAAGTGCCGCAAGATACGTTCTAGTGGTGGTGTGTGTACCGCCCCCCACAGTTGCCGTGACGTTATTGAGATTTGCCTGTTCACCAATAACTGCAAAGTTCCTATTATCTGATGTGGTAGCAGTTTCTGAATCAACAAAGTCCACATTTACTGGAACAAATCCATCCACAACACCGTAAACATATCTTATTGGATATCCAGATGCTCTTGGATCTAGGTTTGGAAAAAGACTTAGAGAGTAAAAGCTCTCCTCATCGTTTCTGTAGTCTACGTTTAACTCGTCCTCAGCAGAAGTTGATTCAATTCGAACCCGGGATTGCTCATAAGAGAAGTTCCCAAGTAGGCCATCATAAACTAACTTAATGTTATCGATATCAATGTCAGTGCCGGCTTTTTCACGCAGCACATGCCATAGCCTAATGCGTGCCTTAGAAAAGGATGAGTCATAAACGTGGCGTTCTAGCTCATGGTCTGCATTGATGAGTGACAGTGCTGATCTTTGGATGGGCTGAAAACCAAAGAGAGCCTCTGTAATGTCTGATTTTAATTCAGGTGATTTCTCAATCTTTGCTTCATAATAAATATCATCAGTTGAATCATCTAATGGATCACGAAACCAATGCTCATCTTTGGTTCCAAAATAAAGCTCGTAGGTTCCAACTACAAAGTTACTGGCCGGTGACGTGGAATCTGATTTTCTTACATAAAGAACGTCGTCAGCGTAAAAGAACTCTCCTGCCGATAAAACAACAGAGGCACCTTCGGTTAGCGCCACACCATCAATTGTGACGCTAGATACGTGCCCATAAGTGAAGGATGCCGAGTATACAGAACCAGAGAATAAGGTAAAACCAGTGATCTTGCGTTTTGGCGATAAAACGCAGAGATACTGGGAGTCGATTCCTTCTTTTTCTAGGAGATCGAGATATGCCATTTATAAGTCATCTCCTACAAAGCCAGTGATGTCGTATGGCGATCTGCCCATGTTGGCTCTGCTTAAAAGAGGCACGTTTGTTCTATACGCCGGATCAGGGAATCCAAGCTTCCACCCAAGGTGCGCGCTAGTATTCCCAGTGTAAGATGTCCCGCGTGGAACAAATGCGTAGGTTTCATTTGCACGAAACACAACATCATCAAAGATCATCCCAAATCCTTTGATACCGTAAGCAAGGGTGTGGAGCTCAGCCTTGGTCCAAACATTAGTGCTTGTGTAAATTAGCTTTTTTGGAGTCGTGCCCTGAAGTGAGTAGACCTGAAAGTAAATGTTAGTAAAGGTTGGATTGTTATAAACCACAAACCAAGTTTGAAAGCCTCGGATGACTACGTTTCTTGGGAAGATTACCTTTTGATATACCGTTGGTGTGCCCGACATATCAGCCGTGTCTAGCTGCCTATAAGCTACTTGCCATCCCATGGTTATAGCTCCTCTTTGAAAGTCATACTACAGGTAAAGTTATTTGGAGAAATGAGTTCCCATGTTGGCTCACTTTGAAACTTTACAAACTTCATCATGCGATTTTGCGTTTCAGAAAACGCTGCACACGTATCAAATGAAACAAAGAATGGCTTAGCTACACCGTATACTCTAAAGAGATCAGTTAGTTCTTCTTTGTCTTCCTTTTTTAGTCCAAGCCATTTAATGGAGTACTCTTGAGTTTGCTCATAGATGTCTGCAAAAGACTGCCCGCCTTCAGAACTTAAAATCTGAGACCTATCTACAAACCTACTTTGAAACGGAAACTGAACGCGTCCACGAATGGGCTCAAATGCATTTCCTAAAAAGAATGCGCCAATTTGGATGTACCCATTTGGATTTTGATCCATAAAAAGTACTCTCCAATAACGAAGTGCTTCTGTATGAAGGCCGCCATCACTTAAATAACCCATCACCTCGTCATCATACGTAATCTCTTGAGAGAAGGTAGGCGTGGTAAAGTTATTGGTTTCATTTCCTTGAATATAGAAGCTGCCGTTAGGAGATAGTTTTAACGCTCTATTGCGCTGGTCGCACATAAGAAACGCTGTTGGATTTGTAGCGATACCCATATCCCAAAGAATCCACTCACCTGTATTGATACGCAAAACATCGGCTGAGTAAGATAGCGATCCAGTAGAATCTGTTGCCGTATCAAAGCCTAAGATATCAGCCATGTCTGCAGAGCCAGCGTTAGTCCACTTAATGGTGAAAGTGCCAGCACTTTTGGTGATTACAAACTTAAACGTTGAGTCTTGAGTAATAGAATAAGATCCGGCAGCACCAGGTGCCGTAGTAAATGCTGTATCAAGCGCTGTCATAAACGAGGCAATAGAGGAGTATTCACCGGCTGCAATGGTTGCCGTTAGATCGCTACCGCCCTCAGTAAATACAATCGTGTTCTCGCCATCAATAATGTTGAAGTAACCTTGTGAACGCCAAACTTTTGATCTTCTTTGTGTGTTGTAAGCGTTAGTTACGGGAAAGTTTGCATTCTCAGATGACACATCTGTATTGGCTAAGATCTCTAAGTCTACGAAGTTATCAACATGCAATTTTACGCAAGATACTGTGCTACTCATGCGGTTCTAAACCCATCTTGATTAAGTTGAAATATTGCTGAAGCTAGTTCTTTGCCATTAAAAACTAAAGGGACGGTAACATTAGTCACACGGGCTCCTCCGCCTTGAGCCGCACCAGGACTGCGTGCGCCCAATCCTTGAGCCGATTCTTGTGCATCTAGGAACTTGGATAATCTTTGAGTATCTGTTTTATCGACAACTAATTCTTTAGCGTTAAAACCAGCAAGTAGGTTATCGCCACCACTGAAATTTGGAGTGCCGCCATCAGCAAAACCAAAGACCTTCCCCACTTTTCCAACAACGCCTCCAATTCCTCCACCGCCGCCTCCTAGAATTCCACCAAGGCTAGTAACTTGCTTTTTAAATTCATCAATAAAACCTTTAACGATAGCGGGTATTCCGTCTTTAACAAATGAGACGGCAAAGCGTTGGGCGATGAATGGCGCCTGGGCTTGTAGTGCAATCCCTAAACGGATCGCAATGAACGGCGCCTGCGCCGCTAATTTTGAGATCACCTCAGGCAAGCTGTCAGACAAAGAATCTGCTAATTTTTGAGGCAGCTCTATTAACCCATTTATCAATGCCTCTACTAGGGCTGGCAGAGATAATATGATGTTTGAAATTATCGTTGGGATGGAATTAATAAATCCAGACACAAATCCACTAACGGCCTCTGGCCCTGCTGCAAACAATTGGAATACCTGGTTTGCAATGCCACCCAAGCCCGGCAAGAATGTATCTATAGCAAAACCAGCCAAGCTACCGATGGCAGATGCAGCACCAGCTGAGCCCTGAGAAAGACCCGTAACAGCACTTTGCAAAAGATTTAACTGTTGTTGCGGTAAAATTGCTTCGGCCTGTGTTTTTACAGTAAGGGCCTGGTCACTTTGAATATTGGCGGCCCCGATCTCGGTGCTGGCGAGTTCTCTTTGGGCCGAAATGTTTCTTTGTTGCTGTTTTTCTACATCCTTTAAATCTTTATTTAAACCCTCAACAGAAGAAGCACCCTGTGCTGCACTAAATCCTTTAAAGAATTTTGCAGCTGCATTACTAAAACCATTAAAGCTCTTCCCAACTTTTTCAATAATTGTGGATATATCTCTAAACGCATCAGCGGTTGCTTTAATTCCATTTATTACAAAAACGTTTTTTGTAACAAAGAGACCTGTATTTTTTAAGATATCGTTAAAGGCAGCGCCAGCAAGCTTTAGAGATCCAGCAAATGTATTAGTATAGTCGGCCGCAGCGCCACGAACCTTGCCAGACAAAATATCAATGGCCGCACCCTGTGCTAGGCTTTCCTTTGTTAATTTCTTTAACTCTGGAAAGAACTTACCAAGCTCTCCAGTGGCCCCAGAATATGTCTTAATTAACTTATCAGCCGATGTCTCAAGAGAATCACCAGTAACAGCAGAAAGGTCGTTTGCCGTTTGAACTAGCGTCTTTGCTTGTCTATCTGTAAGGCCCAGCTGCTTAGCAAAAGCTAGTTGAGAGATAACCGCGTCATCAGCTGCGCCGGTGGTATCTTGGAGAGCTTGTGCAAAATCTTCAAACCCCTGTACCGCGCCAGCTGAAAACGAGCCGGTACTTTTTAGTGCAAACTCCAGCTTTCTAACGGCCACTTCATATTCTTCAGCTGCAGCAATGGACTTTGAAAAAAAGGCGGCTACTGCTGTGCCAGCTGCCGCAACGGCTGCAAAAACCTTAATGCTAGAAAAGCTAGATTCAATCTTACTAACGCTAGAAGAGGTGCTTTGCGCAAACTTTTTAATGTCGCGCTGAGCAGTATCGATATTTTGTAATTTCAGTAAAATATCTAAAGTAGCTGACATCGGGCTATCCTTTGCCTCGTTTTTTATTCATTCGCTTCATCTCTTCATTCTCTAGCCTTATAAATTCCGTGGCTATTAAATGGTAGATCTCAACATCAAAGTCTACTGCTCTAGTAAATCCTGGATCTGTAATCCCCATCTTTGCTAACTTAGAGCGAACATCAAACTCATACACCAACGAGAATGCTTCGTTTTGGTACCCGTGCCCATTAAATATGGACCTAACCTGGGCCTTTATTCGCCCCTCTAGGGCTTTCCCAGCCGGATACCTTTGATCGCTACGCCACCAAGGTGCAACAACACAGAAAATGCTGACTCATCATATCTAAGTTCTTCTAGTGTCTTAAACTCATGGCCCTCTTTTGATTTAAGATTGATAGAAACAATGTTCTCTTCAGCAATCTTAATCATTTTTTCAACAACATCTGTTCCTGTATCAAGAGCCATTTCACCCGACTGAGTAACCTTAAATGCTACAGACTTTCCTAGCTTAAACCTTTCTGATCCTGGCAAGATTTTTAGAACCACGGTGCCCTCAAATGGACACTCCATTTCGGTTCCATCTACGTCGATAATCTTCTCCGGTAGTTTGTATTCCCATTCTCTGAATAGTTGTGTCATAGCCAGTTAAAGAAGGCCTCCCCTGCCCCATCTACTTTTACGTAGGCTTTAATCGTCATCTCAATAGTGATCACTGCATCGTTGTCTGTAACTGCGTACTCAGTAATCTTTCCTTCTGGAATATACAAGTTAACGCACTTACCGGGTACCCAGTTACCACCAGACTTCATCCCGCCGTTATACGCAAATCTCACATCGTTACCAGAATGGAACCTGTGGAATTTGTCAGCATCGTGGCGAGACAAGTTTAGTACTACGGAGCACTCAACTGTTCTTGCGGTGAGTAGCTTCTCGGCTACACCAGATGTTTCACATACATCTAGAACATCGGTTAGTTCGTTAGTGAGAGTTGCAGTAAACGATCTCACGCCTGCACAACCAAAGTCACTAAAGTCACCAATCATTACTTCGTGAGCTTTAACAACGAGAGGATCTACACTTGAATCAGCCGTTGGAGTGTATGGTGCAGACCAGCTTTGTGCGTTGTCAGATGTGTAACCAGTAGTTGCAGCAGTTCCCGTATCGTTTGACGCAGTTACAAATCCAATCTTATCACCGATAGTGTTAGCGGTATTTGTTCCTGAGCTCCAAAGAAGCGACAACAGTGTACCAGTGGTTTTGATTGTAAACTTACCTGTGCTCTTAGAATAGGTAACCGTTGGAGTGGTTGTGGTTACATCATCCATTGCTGTTTGAAGTGCTGCAGCCAGATCATACGGATCTTTATAAACACCAGCAGCGATTACAGCGGCAAAAGTTCCAGCATCATCTGTAAAATCAAGATACCTGTCTGCCGATGTGATTCTAATTGGATCAAAGAAGTATTCAGTGCCACCAAGGGTAAAAGAACCCGTGATTGGCTGTCCTGCTTCTGCTGAGATTTCTAGATCAGAAACTCTACCGCCTGCCATGACTTCATAAGCTGCGCCGTTACCACGGTATAAGTGGATCGATAAGCTAGGAGGCGTGTCAGATGGTTTCACCAGAATTGCTCTACCTAAATTCACACCAGTGCCCGGTGCAGAAGTTAGGTTAAATCCAAGCGTTAGTGTATCGGTTGATACGCTTTGAACGTTTCTAATGGAATAACCATTTGTCGTATCTTTAATAAGAAGAGCCTTACCTTTTTGGTATTCGGCACCTTCACCAGTATTTACGTTAATGGTTGCAGCAGCAGAGGTGGTTCCAGCAGTAGAGCCAGATACAGTGTCGCGCTCTGTGGTAGCTGCTACCAATTCACCAAAAGCTGATTCAACAAACTCAGCAAACGAAGGTGCCGTTGCTTCGGCGCCCGATGCTCTAATGTAATGAGAGAATGAAAATTCCGGCTGTTCTAGGCCTAGAATATCAGCTCTTGCGCCAACGTTTGGTGATAGCTCAGCACTCTCAATAATATCAAAACTTGGTGTTAGTTCTACGTCATCTTGTAGAGTGACAAAGTCAGCTCCAGAAGAGGGGAATGCTACGTCCCCTACTGTAGATTCTTCCACTACAGCCATTAAACTTTTCCGTGTTACCTCAGCCATGAGATTTTCCCCCTAAAATATTTTAACCGACATTCTCCACATATTTAACTGCTAAAGTTGTATTCAAGATTAGAAATCTGTCACTCCCCTGAAGGACAAACTCTATTCCATTGTCAGAAACATAAGATGCGGAAGTCAGCATCTCATTCTGAGTAACGTTACTCTCTACTTCATTAATAAGTAGGAACTGATCTTCCATAAGATCTTTTTCGACATCTTCTTTTGTAGAAACGTCATGCTCTAATCCAAAATATTGACGTGTTAAAACTACATTAAATGTTCTGGTAACGTGTACTTCACAGGAAATGTTGATCTGATCATTTTCACCAGCAGCCATAACAATCCCCCAGCCCTTACGAAGGTAGATCTTGTTGTTTTCTTCTGGCTTATACGGTTGTGGCAATCTTACGTGAGACGGATAGAGCGCCGTAAGAGTTGTGACAAGAGTGTCATAAACCGTTGAGATCCTGCTCATCGTCTTTTAATCCCCGCTACCGTGAACTTTTCCATAACGTCGAGTCTACCATCAGCATCTAAGTCTATCCCACCATTACTTTTGGATTTAGACAGTTCTTCTTTGTAATATTGTCTTGCTCTTGTCCTATCGTCTTCAAAATCCTGACCAAGAAGGCTATAAATAATTTCCGCTGTCTTATGGACACTTGGCTGTTGGAATCTTTCCCAGTCTAAGATCTGATTTACTGACCAAAGATCTCTCTTTTGTCTTAGATCGCTGACTATTATTTCAGCTGCAGCAATTTCTTGATCTTCGTAATCAGTTTTACCAGACTTAATCGAAGTTTTGAGAGCGGTATTATCAAGGTCTGCATAAAAACTAGCAAGATGTGTGTCTTCAGAGAATTTATGTCCTATGTAGTTTAGAGCTGTAGTTGATGTTAAATCAGCTGAAAAGGTGAGCTTTACCCAGTACATTTGATAGATTTTAAGTGTTGAGAGCTCTGAAATGTTCTCAGTAGTATCTTCTCTTTCCCAAGATTGATTTCTATCGGTAACCCAAGAGATAATGCCTGACTTAGAAAGAGTAGCACCCGCAGATGAGCGCGTTAGGTCTAACACGTCAACGGCAGCATTAAAGCTATTACCATCCCAAATGCGTACCGAAACACTTGAGGCCACAGCATTTGCACCACTTGCACCAAGATCAAAGAATCTATGGTTAAATGGCATGTCAGAACCAATATAAATGGCATCTTCTGCGGCTACAATCGGCATTGTCTCGGTGCCTGCATAGAAGTCAGACATATTGATCGAGATGTCTCTTAGAGTGGTATTGTCTTTCCAGATAATTCTATTGTTTAGAAGCATACCTATCCTTGGTTTAGTAAATTAAATAGAGCATCAATGAGCGTGTCATCAAGGTTATTCACAGCATTAGTTACTCTAACTCTGATAACTGATAACAAAACCGCATCACTTTGAATCGCTGTCATTATAAATTGAATCTTCTCTTCTCTGGTCATGTGGCCTTCACTCCAGTAATTGAAGCATAAACAGTGTATCCTGCTCTCACAAATTGAGCCGACAAGATCGTTCCGCCAATTAGAACCCCTACAGATGTGCCTTGAATTCCTCTAAGAACAAGTTGTGTTGCCGTTACCGATTCAATAACGAAGTGAGGTCCTTGGATTGCCACTCCTGATGCGTCTAATCCTGAAAAGTTAATTTCTAAAATAGATGAAAAAAGAGCTGGTCCATTAAGCCTTGCGTCTTCAGTTAAGTGGAATACTACTCTGCCATTAGAATCGGTTTGAGCAGTATTAGACCAACGTCTAAGTTGTGTGTTTAGATATTGAGTGGTGCCGTGCCAATGATCAGCATAGGGCATGCCTGGGGTATAAGCCCTAGGAACGGGCGGTTTATTTTGCCCATACCAGTTGGCAAAGTCTGCCTTGTGTTGATCTCTATAGATTGCAATCTCTTCGGTGGTCATGAGTAACCACTCAGGCCCTGGTAACTCCCTGCCGTCGCCAAGCTCCTTAATTTCTGCTGGCCATGCGTCTGGGATGCCTGCTGGCTTTTCTGCAACGTTCACATCCCGATATAACTTCACAGCCAAATTCATTTAGATCACCTTACACTTGTAAAGGTTTGGTAAACGGCAAAATAGTCTACGTCTATTTCTCTGTCAGTTGTTCCTGCTGATTTTACAATTTTAATCATTGGAGCAATCCAAGTAGAGGATCCACTTGGAATATTAGTAGTTGAAGTTCCTATGGACGTTCCATTTACGAAAAATTCAACACTTGTGGCTCCTGCATTCACCACACATTTAAGTCTTTGCCATCCAGTTGTAGCTGCTACCGAGCCATTCACACTTGTTCTAGTGCTTGCAAGCGCTGTCTTGCCAACCCAGTTTCCTGAGTTAGTGCCGTGTGCATAATAAAAATAGGCACCCCTGCCGTGCTCAGTTGAACCATTGTCATCACCTAGCCCTATAGTGATTACATAAGCCTGACCGGCCGTAGAGAGAGTGGCTATATAAATATCTGTCCAGTAGGTAAGTACGCCCCCACCAAGAGCTAGGTTGATTTGGTATACAGCTGCAACACCGCGACCTGTAGTTGTGGTGCCAGTACTAGCACGCATGATGCCTTGGTGGTTGCCGTCAATTAACGTGCTTGGATCGCCAAGACCAATGCCAGCACCTGTGCCAGATGAGTTATTAGACCAACCAAGGATAGAAGTAGTGGCCAGTCCTACAAAATCATCATACAAAAACATGCTCGTAGTTGGATCAAAGAAGTCCACCCACGCAGGAACGCCTGAAGCAATGCCAAGTCTTTGAGCCGCACCACCTATAGCTAGCTTTGATAGGTTATTTGTTGAGGACGAATATAAAATATCACCAGTGGTGTAACTTGTTTGATCTGTTCCACCCTTGGTTTCACCTAATGTGCCGCCGATATTATTTAGTGTAAGATTTGCTTCGGTAACATCGATATCAACTTCATTGTTACCAGTATCATCTGTGATAGTGACTTTGTTTGAACCGGCATTTATTTTCTTAAACTCTAAATCGTCACCATTTAATTGCTTAAATACACCAACGCCTGCAGTGCCTACGTTACTAGCAGAGTTGATATTACCATCGCCGGGCGGCCCTTGAGGACCAGTGGGACCGGTTGGGCCCGTAGCACCGTCGGCACCATCAGCGCCTGCTGGCCCAGTTAAATTACCAACTGGAGATCCCCATGTACCATTGGCCTTCTGGTAATAGTTCCCAGTAACAGTATCGAGATAGAAATCTGTGTCTTTGCCTAGAGTGCCTGCAGGTGATCCGGAGCCTGTAAGTATTGTGCTTCCCAAATAGCTGCTCGGATCTATTCTAACTTTGATAACATAATCAGATTTATCACCGACATTTACCTCTTCAGCTGCTTTTTTTAAGACCTCTAGTCCAAAATCATCAACTGGCACGGTACCTCACCAAGCTCCTTTAGAGGTCAACGGATGTCATCTCTAAAAGATTATCTGGTATGACAAAGAATTGGTAAAAACGATTACCTTTTAAAACTAAAGTCTTTAATTCTACTTTAAAGGGAAGTGCGCCTATAAAATCTTCCAACTCTTCTGCTGTTTTGGCAGAAACGTGTCTGATTCTAGTCGAGCGCACTTCCATCTAAAGGTCCCCTTAAAGGCTTATTACTTGTGCTTACTGCCTTCTACAATAACGCGGAACTTACCAGCAGTAGAAGCAGTGGTTACGTCTAACTTAACTTCCTTGCCAGCAGCTGCGTAGTACTTTGCATTTGGAACAACATAGATATCACCAGCGTCTGTTGCACCAGCGGTTTGTACACGAAGATACGCACCAGCTAACTTTGCATCCCATCCATACATGCCAGGAGTGCCAAGAGTTACCGATAGCGAGCCATCAACAAAACCATCAGCATCATCGTCATCGCCAACATCTAAGTTAGTGGTGCCAGTGATTGCTGTATCAACAATCACGTATACCTTTTCAATTACCATACCGGCTTCGATTGCCATCAAATCGGTATCTACAATTGTTTTAGCATTGGCATCGTCAAGGCCGGTTAAACCGCCCTTGCCACCATGTTCGAAATAAAATGTCTTCCTAAACTTCTCGTTTGCACTTAAGCTCATTGTTCTCTCCTATTAAATATTGCGCGCCGGATCATCCTATCGTCACGACTCTCAAGTTAGACAATTGCTTGTTACCAAACAATACGTCCATGTTCACGCGTTGCTGACGTTTGCCTTCAACACCCATGTCATAAACCTTAACGTCTGGCATTTGTTGCACAGCTAGGCTCATGTACATTGGGTCAAAGAGATAAGCTACGTTAGCAGCTTCGCTCGTCATTCTTGGCAAGAAACCCAAGATCGGAGTAACGATCTGACCAGAGGTCAATGGGCTACCTGCAGGAATGAAATCTCTAGAGGTGAAACCAGTGATGTTAAACAAGTCATTCCATTGAGCAGCGCCTAAGATCATCACGCGTTGACCAGCATCGATCACGTCAGCACCGTCGAGCAATTCCTTTGCTTCTAAGATGTCTGCCAAAGCCAGTGTAGTTCCAGAGTCATAGGCAATGCTATGGTCAGGAGCCGATGCAGAAGGAACAGTGTCTGCAATCAAGATAAGCTGCATCTTTTTCATGATGGCATGCAAAGCTAGATCACGAAGCACTGCTTGAGCATCAATCGACTGTCTCAATGCCTTCTTAGTGATGATAAAATCTTTCACCAATTGGTGGTTGATCACCAGTTGTTGCTTAGAAACTGTCAAAGCTTCAGCATCTACTTTTTGGTCTTCGGCAATATCTTCAGCAACACCGAATTGTGGAAACTCGTTGATGTTAACGGTGTCACCCAAAGCTTGGATTTCACCTTCGTAATCACGAGATACTAAACTATTGAAAGGCAATGCTTCCAAAAGTGTAGGGTAAAAAGCAGCAGCCCACACCTCTGGAATAATACCGTCTAGCTCTACGCTAGCCTTCATTACTTGATCAGACATCTATCCCCCTTATTTTTTATTTGCTCTCTGGACACTATACTGTTTTACAGCAGCATAATATCCGTCCATTTTGCCTGTTTTCTTACCCTCTTGTTCTAATCTAAAGAGCATGTCAGGCGTAATCGTTTGATTCGTAGCAGTCGAGTTAGTCCCACCTGAGTTGATGTTGGCGACCTTGGTATTTCCAAACCAATGCGGCCTAGTCTTCTTTAGATTCTGAACAAACTCTTCGGTCCCGTGTACAATTACTCGTCCTTGATCTGTACGTTCAATCGCCACAGAATCTAATCCTATTAAATCTAAGTCAGCCTCAGCCTCGGGTCTTAAGCCTGCTTTTAGAGCCTCAGACCGGACAGAAGATATTTTTTGATTCGTGTAATACGAATCAATAAGCTTCTGTTTTTCAGCTCGTTCAGCATCTCGTTCAGCAGCAGTACGTTCGTACAAAACCTTGAACTCGTTTGCTTCGGCAAGCTTTCGGTCTTCAGATTCTCTGCGTTCTTTAGCTGATTTCTCAGCTTCAGCGCGCCATCGCTTGGCTTCTTCTTTATACCTGTGGGTATCTTTTAGAAGACGCTCGTGATCCCCGGCCTTAACTACAATGTTTTCATTGATTGCATCCGAATCGGACACATTTGTATTAGATTGGTCACCGACCGCACTAGCGGAGTCACCGACTCCTTTTTGAACTTCCATTATTTTATATCTCCCTGTTCTATGGTTCAACTTTAATCTTAAAGTTTGATCTTCTTTAAGATATTCTGCACAACCTTCTCCATCTGCAGAAGGATCGATTGTGCAAGATTTTCTCTGCCTGTAGGAATGACTGGCCTTTCTGGCTGATCATTGGCACCGTCCCTGTGCCCCTGTTCCTTGGCTAAATTCTTTTTGTCGAAAAAACCTATTTGAACTGACTTGTTAGCGGCGTTGGACTTAAAGATTAGATTCCTTAGGAATTCTCCAGATAACTTTAAGTTCACAGGACGCGCTCGCTTATCAGGAAACTTTTTACGTTTATTATCTGGATACTTAGTGGGGTCTCCAGCGTGCTTATATGCAGGAAACCTACCCTTGCCTTGAATGGGCGAGATGCCTTGAGAAATGAGCTCTTTCATAGAATCCACTGCTGTCTTACCGATGCTATCGAGATCAGCTTTAGTGACCTTCTTAATTGCTTCTTTATAAAGACGTTCTACTTCTTTCTTTAAGTCTTTAGAGATTTTAGCTTCATTTGCCATGGCGTTTTGCGATCTTTTTTATGCCGTCGATAATGGCACGTTTAAATGTTTCGTCTGATTCTGGAATGAATTGTCTGCTGGGTAGGCTAGATTTACCTGAGAAGTTATTGTGCCCATCGGCTTTGGCTACTTGTTCACTGCCTGTAATTTGCAAAGAGAGCTTATTGCCGCCCTTGTTCACAACATCTAGAGCGTCTAGCATGTCACCCTTTAGTTCTAAGTTGGCGTAGGAGACCGAGGAATATTTTGCTTTTTCTTTTTTATAAGTCTTGGAAAGTGAGCGCTTCCATTCACCGCCCGCCACAGGAGAGCTACCAGAGGCGATGTATTGGAGTACTTGTTCTTTAACGAAATCTTTAATCTCTTCTTTGGCAGACTCTGCATCTTTGGGCGCATCAATGCCCGCTTCTTCAAAGGGATCAAACTCGTAGAATATACGGTTAGAGCTAAGTCCCGACTTGCCCAATCTGTTTCTCATCCTCTTGAGTTTCATCAGCTGGCTCTTCAATGGCCGGCGCTTGTTCTGTTATGGGTGTTGAAATAGAATATAATGATGTGTTTTTTAGCTTTTCACCTTGAATAGCTAACAACTTCTTTTCAGCATCTTCTCTGGTCATGTCTGGATTATCCATCATGATAAGATCAACCTTCTCATTAATGCCAAGATCAGCTCTCACTTTTAAATTCTCTAACTTTTCTTTTTCAGTGATGACAGCTTTCTGACTATTAAACCTTACGGTGATCTGCAAATCATCTGGCAATGCACCGATCTGTTGAAAAGCATCGGTTAGCGCCCCCCTATCAAAGAGGTAGTTCTGCCAGGCCTTAATTAATTCAAAGGTGTCGTGTTCAACATGAGACATGATCTCTTGTTTATCTTCGATCTTTCCACTGACCTCTGATTGTTCAATGAGTAGCGATATCCCGCTTGGGAATTGAGATGCGTCAATTGCGTTGGCTACGTTTGTTGGGGAAAGACCATTAGTAGAAAGTAAAAGCGCCACATATTGTTCTAAGGATTTCATGTGCATTTCAAGCGGAGGATTTGCTTGTGCGTAATCTACTTTGGGCTCTGGGTCAGATGCGTCTTTTCTGCGCAAAACTATGGCCGACATGGTTCCTATATCAATTGTATCTGGAATATCAGGTCCACCAGTTACCACCAGCTGGCCATAACCTTGAGTGTAAGCAATATGGAGAACATCAGTCATTACAAGGTTGATAAGTACCGATCCATCGATAAGATCATCTCCACCCTTTGCCCAAAACTCACCATCTTGGTCTTGCGCTACATTGCAAAATGGAAGCATCTGGATTGGGTTTAAGAGATCATCTGGGCTTTGATCTTTTAGAATGATGCCATTGCAGTCTGTGGTGAAGTGATACTTATGCGACCACCAGATGTGCACCCTGTATTGAGAATCGTATGGGTCATCAGCAATGATTTCGTTAATGCCGTTACCTTCAGCGCGAGTAGATCCAAGGATTGCAGTGTTTACATGCGCGCCAATGGCACTCATGGAATCTACTGCTGCCATTTGAAATGCATGTACTGGTTTATAATCAGAAAGAATCACTACACGAGGCTTCTCTTTATCGTAATAATCTTCAATCACATCATATTGCCACGGCGCGTATACTCTATACTCTAAATCAAACTTATCTATGCCAGATCTCTCAGACTCAATTACGTTTTTTACAGGAATGGGTTGCACCATTGTGTTTTTAAAGAGTTCGCGGAACCTGTCAGCCTTTTTATTCTTCGTGTTGAGTTCTAAGAGTTTGGCTAGATTATCAACCTGCGGTTGTGCAGACTCTGGATTGGCTGTTCTTTGAACGCCGCCCACGTAACATCTTGCTAGCTTATCGATTACTTTCTTACAGACTGAGATATTTGCAGCACGGTTAGCCATGGTCTCAAGAGTTGCCTGCTTTAGACCTTCTCTGGCCAGGGATTGAATTACCCATTTACGGGTATTGTCTTTGTAGATCTCGTGCCTTTTTTGAGCTTCTGCTTTTCTAGTGGTGTTTTCAGAGTCTGTAATTTCTTTAATGATTTTTTGTCTAAAGGATAAATCTAAGATTTGCTCATCAGTGAGCAGTTTGTATCTCATTTACCGAATCCTCGTATGTGTGTAGGCATCAAACTTATTCTGAATCGGAAACCGATTGATTGCAAAATATTCAAATGCTGTAACTAGATGGCTTGCCCAATTATGCTTGGGCTTTAAGTTATTGTCATTTAGTTTATCACCAGCTGCATCATACTCATAGTTAAACATCGCATCTATGAATTTCTCACAGTCTGGAGAAACACGCACGATAGAATACCATTCACCTGTTCTTGAGTTCTGTCTAAGCTTAAGTAGGTTGTCTGTGCACTTAATACGCCAGTCGAACTGATTCCTGCCAGTAGACTTCATCCATTGGCCCGTAATCTCTTTAATGGCGTCACGGCATGTTCTTTTAGAGTTTGCTGTTCTAGCAACGCCCGAATGGTCACCATAATGGTCAGGCTTATGGCCCATAGGCACCTTTGAAAGTACCTTTTCAATGTACATTGCCGTTTGAGGGTCTACTGTTCTTATGGCTGCTGGTTTTGATCCCATGGTTATTGGGATATGAAACCCAATGTCTTGCTCAGCCAGTTCATAGCACTGCCAGATCTCTATAAGGCCTTCGGTTGTGATTTGACCGAAGATAGTTGCATGTGGATCAAGTATGCCAAAGTCATGACTAACAAATTGTTCATAATCTGGATTACAGTAAATGATCTCTTTGCTGACATGGTACCTGCGATCAAAGCGGCTATAAACCTTACCCTCTAAAGACATCTCATAAGAAAGATCAAGCTCAGCTGCCACTTGCCATGGCTTCATCTGGGACTTCTTACTATCATACCACTTCTGATCTTTATTTGGATGCCTAGACCAATGAAGAGACAGTGTTGGTATCTTTGTTTCGAATCTCAGAAAGGCAAACATGTTGCCCTTACCGTTTGGAGTACTAAGACTAATTATTGAATCAGAGTTTTCACTTATCGCAGCATAGATACGTTCTGAGTGCTCGATGTGCGCTGCTTCATCAATGAAACAAATAGATGAACGACCGCCGCGCCCGAAGTTTGAATTTGTTGATTCACCCGACATTTGGTTGCCGTTTATAGGGTTGGTAATCGACATGTGGCGATCCCACTTAGAACCTTCTTTTAATCCTTCAGGAATCAGAAATTTTGGCAATCTGTATAAGTAATATCTGATTTTTCCGAATATTGAATCCATCGTGAAGTTATCAACCAAGGCTTCTTTTCTAGATCCAAATAGAGCAGAAAAACCATTATCGAATAAGAAGTGGTGAACGGCCCAGGCCACCGCCATATTTGTAATCCCAAGATCGCGCGACTTCTCTACTAAACCATTTTCCTTATTGCGGTAGCGTTGCTCTAGCCAATGAATGGTTTCAATTTGAAAATCATAAAGAACAAATGGGAAATGTTTTGGTTGATTTCTTGGATCATAAGTAGAGCCCCAAGAATTAATAAAATGAACCGGATCACGCCTGCACTTTTCTATTTCATAGGCAACGGCATCTTGATCTTTAGCCAATATTTCTAGTTTTTTATACCGCTCTAGATATTGGTTTTGAATTAGTGACATTGAATAGCTTTGTAACTGTTCTTTGCCCAGAGGGCGGGCATGCAGCCAAATGGTCTTTCATTGTAGTTATATGAATTTGATCCCCGTAAACATAGGCCACATAGTCATTATAAACTTGAAGTTTCCCGATTTTATCAACTAATAATCTGTTTTTATATGCGCGCACTACGGACTTAACCTCGCAAGTCAGCCTTTGCCTGCCAGTATTAATGATAAGATCTGGACCATGAAAATCTGTTAATTTAACAATGTTTCCGAGTGACTCAAAAAACTCTTTTACTTTAACTTCTGACAGGCGGCCTTTACGGAGGTTTGGAGCATTACAATTATCATAAGAATTAGAAATTCCTAATCTACGACGCCTATTTTTTATATACAAAACAGAACACTCGCGGCAAAGCCCATTAACCCAAAGATACCCGCGCTCGTCTCTATAGCGTCGACGCCCAGAATTAAATCGACCATCATCGATCTTTTGATGTTCAATCTTACAGCTGGAACATTTGGTTAGTCCGACACCCGTACTTATTGGCATATCATCCCAACTTCTCTTTATAGATTGCGGCCAACTCTATATCAGTCAACTGAGTAAGGTCTTTGCCTTTATGATCGATATTTTTGTTAGTTGATTCCTGCTTTACATCAACCTGAGAGCGCCAACCAAATCTATTTGCCATGTTCAATCCCCACATCGCACCGTTAAACGATCCACCCTGATGCGGCAAATATAAATGATCTCTGCCAAGCTTCTCCCAATACAGTTGACAGGCGGCCTTTCCCAGACCAAATGCGTCGGAAAAGTCTTTATGCTTTTTAACCCATTCATACAAGGAGTCCTTACAGACATGGACCTTCCCGCCAAAGGATTCTAAAGAAAGCCCTTCTGCCATGTGCTCAATGAGCAACTGACAGAATTCTTTTCTATATTTAGTTGGTCTACCGAATGGTTCTTTTCTTTTGGCCATAATCATCCTTGATCTGGTTTGTTATGTTTGATCTCTAATCCCTGGCATAAAGAAGGTGTGT